AGGCAATGTGTATGTTTTATTCTGAAATTACAAAAATAATAGAAGCTGGATTAGAACGTGATAAAGATAAAGTTAAAAACTATTCCTTACTTCTTGCAAAAAAATTATTAGAAGATGGTGATGAAAAAGCAAGCAAACGTATTGAAAAGGTATTATCTAGTAAGAATTTTGGGTCTGCTATTACTGATTCATTAGTTGCACCACCTGTTGATCAGGAAAGCCGTTTAGGCATTGTTGATATAGATTATTCACCGGTGGCTCCTGACATAATACTTTCAGATTCAATAAAAAAAAGGCTAGATGACTTTGAAAACACAGTTAAAATCAAGGATAAACTCGAGAGCTTAGGAATGCCATTCAATATGTCCTTACTTTTGTATGGTCCTCCTGGCTGTGGTAAAACCAGCATAGCTAACTATATTGCTAACAAATTTGAACTTCCGTTAGTAACAGCAAGACTCGATACACTAATTTCTTCTCTTCTTGGTAATACATCAAAAAATTTAAGAAGAATTTTTGAATATGCTCAAAGACAACCTTGTGTATTATTTTTAGATGAATTTGATGCAATAGCAAAAGCGAGAGATGATAAACATGAATTAGGAGAGTTAAAGAGAGTAGTCAATAGTTTACTTCAAAATATGGATGCATACTGTTCTACTGGAATACTGATTGCAGCAACCAATCATCAAGAACTGTTGGATGACGCTATCTGGAGAAGATTTCAAACTGTTATTGATATACCCAAACCATCAAATAGTGAAATTGATATGATGATTCAAAAAACAGCAAAACCATTAAACTTAGAGTGTATTCGAAAAAAATATTACAATATTATAGTTGAACAACTAGAAGGTTTTTCGTATTCAGAAATACAAAATCTAATACAAAATGTTGTTAAACACAAAATAATTGAAAATAATATGATGGCAACAGAATATGATTTTTTATTTGAAATTGCAAATTTCAAAGCTCACGGTAATATTTCGAATAGTTCGTTGATAAAATATTTACTTGACTGTAGTATTCCTCAAAAAAACATTGCAGATAACTTGCATATTTCTGTACGACAAGTAAGAAACGAAATTCAAGAATAAGGGGATGATAATTGTATGACAAAAAAATATCTGCCGATTCAGTTTTTTGAAAAACGTAAGGATTATGATGATCGTTACACCGAAGGTGGTGGAGATCAGCATTCACCAAGTTGGGTCTTAAAAGGAGAAGCGTTACACAACCATTCGATAAATCTTTGCAATGATATAGATAACATTATTGAATGCCTTAATAAAAGAAAAAAATCAAACTATACTTTACCAATGGTTGTGAGTACATCAATAAACGAAAAAGCTATAGCAAAATCCCATAGAAACAATATTGCTTCATTATATGCAAGTAAAAATGGAAACAATATCTTGGGCTTTTTGGGAAGTAGAAGTTTATTGTCAGTGGTTTATGATGAAAATGTTTTAAATAACATTAATACCGCTTTATCCGATACAAACAATCAATCAAAATTAATTTCCTCTGTAACAAATATTGAGACATTTGTACCCTCTATTAGTCAATATGATAGTAATACGGAATTTTATAAGGTAAGACTAATAAATTATAACAACTACGATTTGAATAATGTTTCAAAAATCATTTTTGAGCAACAATGCTCTAAACATAGTATAAATATTGACCGCAAAACTAAATATACTGCCGATATAACTATCTATAGAGTGCGTATAGATAGCGTAGAACAGTTGCAGTTGATGGGAGATTTCGAAGCTGTTTATTCAATTGAAAAACTCGTGCCAATTGTTGCTTCACTTGATGCTTTTGAAAATACTAATTTTCTTTTACCCAAAACACCCGTTGAAGGTGTTGAATATCCAGTTGTAGGTGTTTTAGATACTGGAATTTCTAACAATGTTTTTTTGAAATCATGGAAGATAGAAAAGCATTTTGAAAACTATCCAGAAGTTTATCAGAATAATTCTCATGGAACATTTGTATCTGGAATTATTGAATATGGAGATGAATTGAATGGAACATCAAATACTTCACTTGAAGGTGTTAAACTATTTGATGCAACAGTATATCCTGACACAATCAAGGAAAATATTTATCCGGATGTTCTAATCGATCACATTCGTGAAGCTATAGAGAGAAATAGTGATATTAAGGTTTGGAATTTATCTTTAGGTACTAATGCAGAAGCAGATTTAGATGAGTTCTCAGATTTTGGCATGGCATTAGATAATATACAAGACGAAAATAATGTTTTAATTATTAAATCAGCTGGTAATTGCACAAACTTCCAAAAGAACTTACCGAAAGGTCGAATTGCAAAATCCGCTGATTCAGTGAGATCACTTGTAATTGGTTCTATTGCAGAGACTAAAGGGTTGTATGACTATTCCGACCCAAATACACCGTCTCCGTTTACAAGAATTGGACCTGGGCCAAGTAACATAATCAAACCAGACTTGGTTTTTTATGGCGGAAACGCGGGAATGAACGAAGGTAAGCTTTATAAGACTGGTGTACCTTCCTTTAGTGTTGATGGAAATATTGTACATAATGCTGGAACGAGTTTTTCAACTCCTTGGGTAACACGTATGGCAGCAGAAATATCCCATCTAATAAATGAAGATTTTGATCCTCTTCTTGTAAAAGCTTTGCTGATTCATAATGCAAAATACCCTACTGGTTGCAAATTAAATATGACTGACAAAGTCGAACAAATGGGCTTTGGTAAACCTTCTAGTGTTGAGGAAATGCTGTATAACTCTTCGGACGAGATTACTTTAATTTTAAGAGATACATTAGATAAGGGCAGTTTCATTGAAATGTTTGATTTTCCTTATCCGGAAAGTTTGATTGATGAAAATGGATATTTTAGCGGACAAATAATATTAACTCTTGTAACGAAATCCATCCTTGATGACAAACAAGCAGGAGAATACTGTCAGTCCAACATAGATGTTTTTTTTGGCACCTATAAAACCGAAAAGAAGCGTGACATCACAAAGCCAACCATTAAAAACCCAAAAGGGATTGATAATGCTCAGAATTTACTGTTAGATAACTGTTATAGCACTAGAGCAAAAGGAACTTATCCTCAAACAGGATTTGAGAGAGAATGTACTCTAGTCAAATATGGAAAGAAGTTTCATCCAATAAAAAAGTATGCTGTGGATTTGGGTGATGTAACACCATCAAATAGAGAACGCTATTTAGGAAAGGATAGAAAATGGTATCTTAAGATTGAAGGATTATTTAGAGATTTTATTGAACAGGATGCTACAGATAAAAACTATCAACTTTCACAAGAGTATTGTCTAATGCTTACTATACGTGATCCTAAAGGGAAAGCACCGGTATATGATGAAGTAACTCAACAACTAAACAACCGAAACTTCCTACATCATAATATCAACCTTAGAAACATTATCAATGTTGGAGAAAATCAATAATGTTAATTGAACATATAAAATAAGCAGTTGAAATGGCAATAAAACAAAGTGAAGATGAAGCAATTAATTGGTTAAATGCAAAAAATGGTAGTTATTATGAACAAAACACATAACGAATGCTAAAGAAAAAATCTATACAAACAAATTGTATAAACAAAAAGGAGCTAGACCTCAAACGAAGTCTAACTCCCTTTTTTTATGTATTTACTTTTCTTTCAGCAGCTCGTCCGCTTCAATAGCCTTTTGCGTAAAGCTGTTATTTTTCCACCAAGCAATACCCGATGCTACAACTGTACACCCTGCACTTATAAGATTTGTAACCGTTTCATCATCAATCGGTATTGGCGACTTACCGAATACCGTTAGCACCTGATTTGTTAATGCAAGTCCGAGTATAGCCGTTCTTGTGATTGTTCCTTTAGTTATGTTCATGTTGTTCCTCCTCTAAATCGTCTAATCGGTGGTTTATTACCTTTATTTTTTCTTCGACTACGGGCATCCTCCGAGCAAAGTTGTTATGTTCCCCGACTTTCTCTTCTAGCTTTTGTATTCTGTAGCTTGTCAGTCTTAATCCTCCGAAGCTTCCTATTGCCGTTCCTATAAGCGACAGTAACGCTACTAGTATTTCACTGCTCATTTTTTCACCTGCTCCAACTGCTTTTTACCCAGTCTGTTTTTTCTAATTGCCCAATAATACTTATTGCCGTACAAAACCTTTACAAGCTCTCTGCCGCCTTTGGTTATTCCGCTACCAGCAACTACCTTTACCGAGTTTGCACTTACCGTTTTAGCCTTGTTGCTCTTTTTTATATTGCTTGACTTGTATAAACCTAACTGTCTGTTTTTTGTTGTAATCTTAAAGTTGATTAGCTTTTCTTTTTTCACTACAACATGACCTCGAAGAAACGGCTGTTTCATCCATTCGGCCAATGACATCTTTTTAAGAACTCCGTCATCGGCACTTATCTTGTTATCAGCATTTGAATTAGCCTCTGTATAATAAACAGTATCAGCTATTACATACTCCACATATTTTACATGTCCGAATGTACCGCCACCGAAGCAAGCAATACTATTTGACTTCGGGTATTCAGACACCTGAAAACCGCTCGCCTTACAGTTTACATATACATCTTTTCCGTCGCCTCTAGCACCGATTTTGACACCTGTCTTTTCGTAAGCTCTGCCCTGAGTATACCATACGCACTGACCTCTTGAGGCTTGGTTAATAGGTGGCTTATAATACTTGCTATTAAAGTTTGCCAAGCGTTTGCCTAATTGTCTTTCGTAGTTAATTCTCATTGTTTTCTCCTTTCTTTTATCCGAACGCACGCCAAATAAACTCACCGTTTAATGTCATGTGCGTTGATATTGTTATTGTATTGCCATCGATATAATAGTCGTATAAAAATCCAGCATTACCAGTCCAATCGTCGTCTCTATCCCATCGTAAATATATGCCTGTATTATTGCCAGTACCCAAAATGTCAAAACACTTAGGCTCAAATCCTATATCTAAGGTACAGGTTAGATTATCACTATCAAACTTAGCTATTCCGCTTATTGTTTTTGTTAATGCTTCTTTTTTTATTATATTTGATAGTCGACATAAGATTTCTTCCATGTTTTCATCAGATATTTGCAATTAAATCACCCCTAAATACCACTATCATTAAATACTCTGTTAAACATTTCATCAATCTCTTCTGAGGTCATCGGCTTAATGCTTTGAGCAAGATTGTCGATGTCTGTCTGTGCAGTCTGAATATCGGTTTCGATTGTCTCGATTTTTTGCTTAATTTCGGTATCATCGTAATTAGCCAAACCGTTTAACTTGGTTAATAAAGCTGTTGTAAAGCTTGCAGTGGTGTTATCCAATACAGTTTGATTTGTGTGACTGTGAGATGACCCGCTGATTTGCGTTTCCAGTTTTGCCAAAGCTGTCTGCAACGCTGTTACATCTGTTTTGCTTGCCTTGTCAGCTACAAGCGTAACAAGAGCTGTGTACTCATCTTTGTGAGTTGATATGTAATCCGAGATTTCCTTTAGCGTGTCCATCGCTTCCGGTGCATTGTCAATTAACTGACTAATTGCAGTATCAATCTTTTCAACAATCCAACCTTTTAATCCTGTTTCTACCGCTTCTAAATTTTCAGGGCTAACATATTTAATTTTTGCCATTTTAGTCATTCTCCTTTAATTTTATTAATCATATTTTTTACATCCTCAGCGGACATTGGGGTCATATTGGTTGTGTTTGGCAAAATGCTTTCATAATCCTCGTTGTCTATATCATATATATAAATCTGTTTGTTGGATTTATCCACATACAAAACATTGTCTTGTCCTTGCGGAGGAAAGAGCAAATAACTAGCCTTAATAACCACGCTCTGAGCAAAGACAAGCTGTGGTAAGCTGGTATCTATTGACATACCAGCCTTTTCGTATATTTCTAACGCTATCTGCTCTCCTACACTTATCTCTAACGGCACATCTATTGATTTACATACCATTACTGTTCACCCCCAAAATATCGGGTGTATGTGGCTTGACAATAAATTTACGGTCTGCCGCAGCTGTAAACTTGTAATATGTATCACCTGCTGATTGATGGTATCTTACACCGTAGTAATAATCACCAGGAGTAAGATTGGCGGTGTCGCTCTCACTAAAGCTAAATGTTGCCGTTGACCCGTTAAAATCAGCAGCATACACTTCTTTGACTATGACAGCATTTTTATCTGTCATTCTTTTAGCGACTGACAAAATCAACTTGTCAGATGGATTAATCTCTAACGGCTTTTTGCATATCTTAATATCCAGGTAAGCTGTGTCTCCTTGATGTATTATCAAATCACAGCCTGTCTTTTTTAAACTCACGTAACCACTTCCCTTATGTGTTATTCGTTTCCATAGCATTAATATTATCTCTTATGGACTGCCTGTTTTTATTTAAATCATGTATATTATATGGATTTTCAAGTCCTGCTAACTGATACTCCATGCATTTAATCACCTTGTAATCGGTATTGGCAAGCTCAAGTTTTAAATCTTCAACGGTCTTAATTTGCTTAACACCAGCAAGCTGTCCATCTTCTATAACAAAATCAAAATCTTTATACTGCATTATCTTTTGAGCAATGTCACTGTTGTCATCAACAACATACAATGGCTGCTCAATATCTAAATTTGACAACCAGTTATCATTAGGATGTCCACTTAATGTCTGCCATGTTTTATCCTTAAATATAATCATTTACATTCCCCTTTCAATATGATATAAAGTCTAAAACTAAATTTGCAGGTATAGACTCAAGTATATAGTTTTCAATCATCTTTGCCTTTTCACTATTGTTTTTAACTTTAATATGTAAAGTAAACAAATCAGATTCAAATACCATTTCTATATTATCTTTACCGCATATAGTTTCAAGCTTTTCCTGTAATTTTCTTATGGTCGACAATTCTGAAAGTGATACTGCTGTAAGGCATCTATATCTTCGAGTTTCCAAATCATCATCAGGCTCAGGAACTATTGAAAGAATCTTCTCCCAGCGTTCTATACCTTGAATATCAGATGTTAATATAAACTGATTATCAAGAGATTGCATTATCGTTTGCCAAAGAGACTGTATTGTTATATCCTCTGATTCCAATAGAATTTTAAATTCAGAAATATTTTTAAACATATCCGGAAGATAAGCTATTAAACTAACCGTATTATTCATCTATTGTCACCTCGCCAACAACAGAGATTTCACTCTTATTTAATATGAGATTTGATTCATTCCCGTTTATTTTTACATCAGACACATCAATAATATTTGAATTGCATTCCAATACTGCAGATTGAATATATGATGTCCTGACAACGATATTATCTGACTTACTCCACACTTTGTTCAATGAGATAAAATAGTCATTAATCGCTTGAATAATTGTTTCCTTTTCAACAGCAGATCCATTTGTTACTACGCTAAGCGATATATCAACCGACTTTTCATCACAAGCTACAATCGTAACATGATGTCCGATAGGAGCTATTCCATAACCTTCCCCTGCATTAGTGACAGGATCAACTTGACTTTGTATTACACTGACTAAATCTGCTGACGGAGCACGATAATCAGAAGCTATGATGATGATTTTCACAGTGCCTCCACCGTTAAACTCTGAAGCGGTTAAGACCTTACAGCCTGAAACTCCTGCCAAGCTTGATACTTTATTTATGTAATCTCTTTTGTTACCACCAAAACCCTGAGTGGATAAATTACTTAAATATCTGGCTCGCAGTGTTTCGTCATCTTCATCGTCTTCTCCGGGAACTATAATTCTTCCCATCACAGCATTTTTAAGTCCCTCAATATACAAAACAGGTATTAATCTTCCCGTTTGACTGTTAGCTTCACTTCCTGATGTTTCGCACTCAATTAAATACTGAGATGTTTCACCGTCAAGATTGTCTAATCGTTCAACAACATAAAAAACAAGAGTTCCGCAGGTAAACCTGCTTCCCTCTTTAATATCCAGTGTATCTATTGTATAAAACTTCATTGCTGTACATTGCATTATTTTTCGGCATTTCGTAGCTTCTTTAGGAGTTATGCCACGTTCTGCACAACGACGTTCCAAATACTCTCTGCTTGCCGTATCTGCAAAACTTTCAGTCAATATAACATTCAATGCGTCATACATTCTCGATATTTCCAATGCTGCAGGAGCTACGGCAGTATACAGCATAGAGCCTTCACGCTTATCATAGGTATCATCAATTCTTGATAAAATATCCTCAAGGATTTTGTCATATGTCATTTCTTCATACATTTATGTAACGACCTCCAATGATTCTTCAATTATTCCGTATATAGTATTTACATTAAAAGAAACCAATAATTTATCGATGTCCGACTTTCCAAATTCAAAATCAATTACTTCTGTAATTCTGTCATCCTGTTCCAAACAGTCCGATATTCTGCGTTCTAGTTCCGCTTCAATATAATCAATCGGTTCACCAATTAAATCCTGCAATTCAACACCGAAATCAAAAGAATAAATAAGATATTGATACCTCTCTATATTCAGCATTATATAAACAGCTTGTTTTACTGCTTCCAATCCATCAATTACGCTATCCACTCTTGTCATATCTGAATTAATGCCAAAAGTAACATCAGGTTCTATAATTTCTTCTAAATCTTCTGTAAAATCCGAATCGATAATAGGTATCATCTATCCATCACCTTATCCATAACCAAAAACTTTTTACCGCCTTGAACTCTCAAAAGTATGACGGAATCCTTTAACTTCAATGCATTTTCAAACTTAACCGTTTTTCTTTCTTCAGGAATTGTAAACGTGTGCTTATGACGTATACTGAGGTTTTCACTTCCTGATTTGTTAGTTTTACCACTGACTAAAGTATGCCCATGTTCGAGTGTTTGACTGTCAGTTTCACTATCAAAACTAGTGTCAAGTGCGTGACCGTGCTTTGTTTCAGTATCGCTTGTCTTTCCTGATGACAATGTGTGCGTATGATTATAAAAAGAGTTTTGAGTAGTAGAAACTGAACCTCCTAAAATATGCACATGAGAATCAATAGAAAAGATTGGAGGTGGATTTTCAGTTGCAGGTGGCATTGTAACATCATGCGTATGCTGTAGATTAACATTACTCAAAGTGAGCTGAGCAATGTTATGATTATGATTAACTACTGCTTCTTTTAAGTAAAGACTATCAAGAATATGACTGTGTATCTGTTTGACCTTTGACATTGTTAATTCACTTATTGTATGAGTATGGCTTATGTCTATAGTCCCGTTATAGTCCTCAACCTCGCCCTTAATTTCAGGGAATATAACATCCAAAGTATAATCAGTCATAGAACGGGGAATGATTAAAAATTCCTGTGATAATATCATCCTTTGGTCTACTGTTATTTCTAAAGGGTTTACACCAGTTACCGTTCCTATCAGAACATTTACGGGTTTTTTAGATTCAACAACCCCTAATGCTATTTTCTTCATTGCTTTTATGGTTTGTTCTACTGCTCCGTCTATTGTGCTCTCACGCACTGTAACCGCCTCCTATCAATGTTAAGTCCATTGTGTGCTCATTGTTTTTAAAGTTATGAGTTACACTTTCTACAATCATATAATTATAAATTTTATAATTCATAACCGTTAACTGTACTATAACAGATGAGCCGCCCCGTATCCTTACATCTCCTGTACAACCCGAAATTTTCAGTTTCTTTACCTCTTGATTGTATAGTTTAAGCAATGCATCTGCTTTAACCTTGCCATTGGTGTTTTCATCAATGGACTCGCAGTATTGCAGTACACCCCATTTGTTAATATTAGAGCTGTCTTTGGTCATGTAGATTTCTCTGACACCTGACTCTTCATCTGTTCGTATTAATTTAATTTGGTTGTATACATCACTATCAATTGAACTTGATATATCAACCGACTGACCTGTTTCGCTATCGATAATCAAATCTGTTTTCAGCTCTTTCAAAGATGATAAGCGAATTTTACCGAAATCATCATAAAGTACAAACATTTTCTTAGTAGCTGTAAGTGTTTCATCTAACGCATTTTGTATCATATCCATCAGGCTTGTGTTATCCTCACACGCTGTAGGTATAGGATAAGAGGTGTCAGACAGCTTGCCCACTCTAAGCTGATAATCCTGTGCTATTACAGTAATTAACTGATTAGCAGTCCAATTCTTATAAACATAGGTATCTTTATTTTTTAAATATCTGAGCTGATCATATGCTGTGATTTCTACAGTCTCATCTTTTATATTAGGCTTCATGCTGAATATAAAACCATAAAAAAACTTTTTACTGCCCTTTTGAAATCTTACCGCATTACCATTCTGGATTTTTAAATCCTTATCATACATTATTTTAAATGTTAGTTTTCCGGGTTCGTCTTTTCTCTTTGTTGTCCAAGTCACACCGTCAACAACAAAAGGTTCAAGTATCTTACCTAGGTTATCGGATATATAAAGCTTATAATCAATAGCCATTCATTTGCACCGCCTCACACATCTTCGGGAATTGTAATCTCCGTACCCGGGTATATCCAGTGACCGCCTGAGCTTGACTTTAACCCATGCTTTTTTGCTGTGTTTTCGATAACAGATTTATTTTTATTGTAAATAAGAGTATATTTTGTGCTGTCATCGTAAAACATTTTTGCGATATTCCAAAGACAATCACCTTTTTTAACAATATACTTTTTATTCCCGCTGTCCTTCGAAGAGGCTCGCTTTTTCTTTTTAGAAGTTTTTGTGCCTGTTTTACTTTTCAACTTCTTAACCGTTTTTATTTGATACGGTCTATACTGCTTCAGCTTAATCGAAACGGTAATATCATCACATTGTTTTGCTTCTTCTTTTATCTCATAGTCCTCCAATGCAACCGTTAAATTGGTGTTAAACCGAAGTTTATTACCAACGGTTCTCCTTGTTATAATAAGCTGAAAAGATTTCTTTTTGAGCTTAAAGGCTTCTAGCTTTTTCAAATAATACTCAGGCTTCTGAAACTTATTATTTTTATATACAGAAAACGGATATTTTACACTGGGTAACAGCAAATCAAAGCTTACTTCGGTTAGTCCCGGAGATTTTAATATATTTACCTCCCCGGAATTAATCAAAGTGACCGTTTCATTCTTACCTTTTATCTTCATTGTTATTTTCTCAGGTGCCACAGGGAAAAGAGTTTTATTAAAATAAACTTTGCAACTCATCAGCTATAATCTCCTTCCGCTACTACAGATACAGTTTCAGCCAGTTTGTCGCCGAATCCCGAAACGATACCGTCTACATCTGCATTAGAATCTATATTATTGTGATTTGTATTTTCTACATGAATACGAGCTGTAGTAAATCTGTTTATAACATCTCTTTCGGCTATGTCACGCAAATACTTTAAATCCTCTGTATTCTCAGATGTTTTTTTAGTATTTTCATCAATGTTGTCTAAAGATGTACCGGTATTGTTCATGTATTCATCTGAAAGACTTGCACCCTGTACAGCATTATTTTTATTTTCTTCTTTTTGCCGTGCTCGTTCATTCGCAGCATACTGCTTGGCACTATCCCATGTTTCATCGGCTTTAGCCACATTGTCGTTCCAAGCGGATTTTGCTTTGTCTTTTAGTCCCTCACGGGTTTTCTCTCTTTCTGCCCTATCTTTAGCTACTAAACTCTTTTTATTTTCAAGCTCGGCATTGTTTTCTGCAATTTTAGCTCTGGCTTTTTCCTCTATATCATCACCGAATGTAACATGTCCCACTGCATCAATTTCAACACCGGGGATATAATTCAGCGCATCTATTAAACTGTTCAGCAAATCTATTGCTGTATTGATAACCTCTTGTATATGTAACATAATAGCCGCACCGATACTGATAAAGAAGTTAGATATACCGGTCAGTATAGTTTCTATTAATATTCGTAGATTTTCAAACCCTGTAGCAAGCCAGTCAAACGCACTATACAGTCCGTAAACCATCCACCAAAATCCTGACAAAACAGCGGCTTCACAATAATAAAATCCTACCTTTATTGCTGCCCATGTGTAATTCCACAGTACACCAAATCCGCCTACCTTGTTTGCTAAATAAATGATTCCCGCTATTAACAAGCCGACAAGTGTAACTATCAGCATTATAGGATTTGCATTAAGTGCAATATTAAGCGCCCATTGTGCAGCAGTATAAATAGCTATAGCAGCGGCTATACCAATGACAATCGGTCCGATAACACTCCAATTTGATGATATCCAGTCGGAAATCTGACATACTGCATCAAAAACAGTAAGCAGCTTATCAGCAACATCTACGGCAAGTGAAATAGCCTGATTTTTAAACTGTTCGAATTTTTCACTATTAGCTAAAGCATTTAATCTCTGTAAAACGGGCTGAAATGCCATAAGAGCATTATTTTTAAAAGAGGTCCATATTTGACTGAAAGTCATAGGCATATTTTCAAAGCGTTTTTCGGTCTCTTCTGCCGAATTGAACATCGCAGCCTTAATCACCTCAGCTGTAAGCATGCCCTCGGAAGCCCAGTCTTTCATCGTACCTTTTGCGTGTTCAACATTACGCATATAATCTTCAATAGCTTGTGCTAAAAGCGGAGCATTTTCAATAATCGAACGATATTCATCGCCTTGCAATCTTCCTGAAGCCATAGCCTGAGTAAGCTGATACATTGCCGATGTCTGTTCGGTATCAGATGCACCGCCTACTACAAAGCTTTTATTCATCAGTTCCGAAAACTTTATCATTTCATCGTTGCTCGAAAAGGCATCACCAGCTAGCAAACCAAGTCGTGATACAACTGCTGCTGTATCTGAATATGAACTTCTTGAAGCTTCTGCGGAAGAAAATATTTTTCTTTGAAGCGTGTCCGTTGACTGCATTTTATCGTTTATTAAATCCAGTCTTGCGGTGGTTAGTGTCATTTCATCAGACAATTTGATTCCTTTACTCAGTGTCTGGATACTTGCATAAGCCGCAACAATTCCTTTAACTTTACTAAGCCAACCGCTTGTAGAACTGGAAGTTTTATTAATATTCCTGTCTGTTTTCTCCTGCTGGCTATTAACATCTTTTATTTTATTTTTTGTTTCTTCAATTTTAGTATTAAACTGATTATAAACATTTATATTAACGCCTGAATTGGCTGTTCGTTCCATAGTCCTGAACCCTTGATTTGTACGCATTAACGAATTATACATTTTGTTCAGAACGGGAGTCATATTATCATTTAATCTTAAGCTTGTACTGATAGCTGACAACTAATCACCTCCTCTTCGATGCTGCGGATTTAAGCCTGCTATTTCTTTTCTTGTCGCTGTCGATTTTCAAATCAATAAAAGCCATAATAGCCGCACGCTCTCTTATATCTAAAGCAAAGAACTGAGACGGCAACATCTTTATCTTGTGAAAACAATAATAAGCATAATTAGCTTCAATGTCGCCGTCATTAACTAGTTTTTTACTTCTTCAACCAGTTCGTCAGTATCGATATTAAATCCCGACACTTCCATGCAGCGCTGTAAATAACCCTGATATTCACCGTCAGTATCAAGCATTTCCTTGATTAAATCTTCTGCACACATTACACCATAACTATCTTGAAGCTCTTTATCGTTAAGGTTCGGCTCTACTGTGCAAAGTGTAGCAATCTTAACATTGAACATTTTTGAGTCAAATTCAAACTTCTTTGTTTTGCTGTTAAATGTTCTGCACTGTTCTCTTAATGTCTCACCCTGTTCAGATGTGAGGGGCTTAATCTTCCACTTTGCAGGTTTTCCGTTATCATCTAAAAAAGATGCAGACGGTGCAAACTCAACAGCTTTCTTTTCAATTTTACTTTCTTTTAACCAACATTTTAGTGCCATAATAAATTACCTCTTTCTTTTTTAAAAAAATAAACAAGCGGAAAATTACATTCCGCTTAAGTTTTTAAATGTGTCCGGCATTTCAAAATCATCAAATGTTCCGGAGATGTCTTCTGTAAGTGTTTCCGAATCTGCATCTAATTGTACTAAGACTCCGCCCTCGGAATAGCACTGCTTTATAATTACAGTGTGCTTTCCCGCTGCTGATGTTTTATCATCATTTGTAATCTGCATTTCAAAGGTAGGCATATCACCTGTATCTTTATAGTGCTTCCAATACAAACGCAATACATCATTATTGTAGTGTACGCTCCCCGACCATTTACCTGACATCATTCCCGGCTTGTGGCCTTTCATTCTTCGGCCTATACTGCTTACTTCTCCGATTGAAATTTCAAGTTCAGCCTTAAAATTAACAATATTAAATAAACAATAACGGTTATTGTTTATTGTTATGAACGCCCTGCCTTCACCCCCGGCAACAGCGTCTATAGCTTTCATTACTGCATTTTCATTCATAAATGTTCACCTCTCTATCCAACAACAACACTCATATATAGCTGTTCAGTAGCACCCACTACAGTTAATAAAATATTCGCAACAATAGAATTTTTATTATCGCCTTTTGTAACAGTTATGTTTTCAGATTCAAAATCCGTAATAGCTCTTCTGGTCTGATAATCACCCGCTAATGATACGATGTCATTCCAAAGCGAAGTACGGCCGTCTTCATCATTCGGAATTTTCCCGATATACTTTGTATTGAATATATCCGAAACATCCATTACAAATTGGTCTATCGTTCTGACTGTCTGGTTTTTAGCAAAGTCTTTATTTTTACTTTCGGTAAAAGAAACTAAAGTATTTATATCAGACAGTACTCTAACACTGTCACCGCATTGATGATAAACAAATTTACCGTCCTTTATAGCGTTTTCAAGCTCTGCCTGTGAGTATAAAGTATCAACCTCAAATTCTCCTGAATACACTCTGTTTGTGTTGCTCTCGGAAATATCACAGCCTGCAATCAAACCTAATGTATAATAAACCAAATCAGTATTATCGTTATTGTCAACACTCACAACGCCCTCATAATCTGCTTTTTCGTATCTGTGTAAAACGGTCTGATATTTAATGCCTCTGTTTTCTCTCATATCCTTAACTTCTGTGACGAACAGAGCTTTTATATCTTCATCGTCTGACAGACATCCTATTGCATTAAACTTGTAACTTTGAAATGCATCAAGTGCTACTGAGTAATCCGAAACCGTTGCAGTATCACCGTCTGCACCCCCTGTAAGCGGAACTCCTCCGACTGCTGTTGCCGTAAGCTCAGCATCTTTCCATATAACCCAATCGTTAGCACTGTTTTTAAGCTCTGTAATTGATTTTACATTGACTTCATAAACCTTTTTGGTATCAATATAAATTGAAATATCAAAAGTGCCTTCAATTACACCTTCGAGAATTTCTGTTTTTATTGAGTTACCCACAGAACCTGCATACTTAGCTATCGCATTTGTGTTTTCAGCTTGCTTTGCGTTCTTTGAATTAACTCGGTAACAATAAAGTGTATGTATATTTTGAAACAAATCCCTCAGACCTTTTGCTTCATCTGAAAAATAATCAAATCCGAAAACAGACTTGCATTTTTCACTGAAATCCTGCTTGGTTACCTTAAACACCTGTCCAACAGGTCCCCATGACAGTAACATAGGCAATGCCGCATATCCTCTCTCTTCAGCTTCATCTGCTCTTGAAACTGCCGACACTACATTGATATAACTGCCCGGAAGCGTTTTGTTTTGAGTAGTAAATGTACCTCCGCCTAAAGCCATCTAAATCACCCTTTCTTATTTTTTAGTAGTATTGACGATAATCTTGTTCACATCGTCAATTGTGTATGTTTTATCTTCTTTCAAAAATGTTTTTAAAACGCGTTCGTGTTCTTCAAAAGCTCTGCTGTTTATTATCTGAGCTTTTGTAAACCTCTTCTTTTCTGCCTTTTCGGGCTTTAATTGTTTTTCGCTGTCATTCATCATTGTTTTTCCTTTCAGTATTAACATTAAGATTTTCAAAACAGTCGCTTTGATATTCAGCGTTCATCATAACTCCGAATGTCAAATTGATATTAAGGATATCATCTGTAATGTTATATTCTTTTGAGTTGACCAAAACACTGCATCCGCTATCTAACTTGATAATGTGAATATTGTCCATGATTTTATCAGCAGTGTTTCTAAGTATCAGTTTTTCATTATTACCTTTAACAGCAAAAAATTGAACCGTTATAGGTATAACTCGTCTCTCACGGCGGTTAAGAAATTTTTCAGATGTTACATTATGAGCTGTAATTAAAAAACAGGGTTCTTTTAAGCCCTGCTCTACATTGGTATCATATATTTCATAATCATCACCAAAAAGATTACTAAGCCATAGTGATAATCCGTCAATTATTTCTTGTGTTGTCATCTCATCATGCCTTTCAAATATTCATTAACCTTTTTCTCAACTATTCTACTCGCATTTGCGTTTATTTTAGCTTCTGCTTTCGTCATAACAAAGTGACCCTCTACAAAGCTTGATTTAAGACTTTTACCTATCTGCGGAACAAAACGTCCCGGTCTTTGCCTGTGCCCGTATTCATAATAACTCGCATACTCAACGCAGTTTATAATGTCAACTCTATAAGAACTGCCGTTTTTTATGATGTTAAGCTCACTTACAATGTCTTTAACAGGTTTATTCTTTTTGTTTGTTTCAGCTTCTTCCTGAGTCTTATACATCCAACCTCGTCTGAGTGTTCCGCCTGAGCCTACTCTTTTCAAAAAGAAATCTCCTGAATCATGCCCCGCATCATACACAAAAACAGCTTCATATATTCCGTCACTCACAGCAGTGTTTTTTATAACATCTCTTAAAAGCCTAGCTGCAAGCTCCTTAGCACAATCTCTGTACAGTTTATCCATGTCATCTGCCATAGCTTTAACTCTTCTTGTAAACTTTTCAAATTGAGAAAAATCACAATTTCCCCACGCTGACATAACATCACGCTTTCTTATCCTCTATTTCAAGCTGATATTCCCGATGAGTTTGATAAGCACCTGCATATCCGGAACAGCTATATGTTTCTTCGATAGTTATTCCGTCCTCTAAAATCTTTTTAACTATAACCTTAGAACCCGGTTTAATATCAATCTCAGGTGAAACAAATAACTTTATTTCTTTTACCAAAGAAGAAACATCTCCTCTAGAGGCTGATGGAATACTTGCAACAGACAGTCTGCATTTCGCGTCTGACAGTACGGTCATATCCTCAAAACGTGTTTGCATGCTTGATGTCTTAACCTTTTTCTTTTCAATTACCGTGCAAGTGTCTGTATACAGCTTTTCTAGTTGAACACAGTACTTTTTCATACTAATCATAATATCACCATGCCATTTTTCTGAAATGATTAAGTGAACTTAACCCGCTAGATATCCAAGAGTCTATAAGCAAATCCAAGCGTTTTTCATCCGTTGTATCATTACCAGTAAACTCAACTTTGGTGTCCCCAAGAGATACACTCTTAGGGACTGCATCAAAGTCTAATGCATTTAATTCTAGTTTGCCGACTGATTTTAACGATTTTAAGTATTTACCTATAATTATTGAGATTACAGTTTCTTTTGCATTTTTAGGGATAGCGGATATATTGCAATGTGATTTTATTTGATTTATCGTTTCATGCATTATAAAACCAAGTAAAGCATCATCACATGAAATATCTTTTACCCCCATATTTTCAAGTAATGTAATTATTTCGTGTATATCAAATTTCAATTCAAACACTCCGTTAAACAGTAATTTTAGCAATAAACTGTCCTGCTGGGTTAGGAAGTATAGGAACAAACAATCCTGCAGCCTTTGACCAAATAGCCACTGGGTCGGGAGTTTTCCATTGAATACAAGATACAAACTGACTGTCACTTTCTGCTGTATATTCACCTAACTCTCGTTCTTCTTCAGTTACTCCCCAAAGACCTGTTCCGATAGTACCATCATAGGTCGGTGACAAGAAAGAAATTCTGTCCTGCGGGAAGAAATGTTCCGTCTTAAACTTACCCTTACTGTCAATTTTGCGGTAAACGGCATCATTTACTTCAATTCTGAAACCATACTCTGATTCGAAGAAAGAATTTATTGCAGCTGTTGAAGGTCTTGTTAACACAGTTGACAATCCATAGATTTTTGACTGAATAGCCTTGTTGCTCTTAATAGCTGCTAGAATTTTAGTGGAAAGTACAGCAACCGTAGGTATTTGTCCCTTCAGTTTAAGAGCTGAAATAATATCCTCAATATCACTTAGAATATCATGTTCAGGGTCTGTCCACGTAAAGCTCTTAATATTATCACTCGGTACATTATAGTCAAGCACGAAGTTAAGGTTATTCTCTTTAATAATAAGTTTTCCTTCTGCGATTGCCTGCATCTTAGCGACCTCTGTCCTTGTTTTAACAGCTTCACAAAGGTTTGCGATATCATCAAAAACATATTTGACAAGCGAGCTTTCAGCAACACCTCTGTTTTTAAGCATTAACATTCTTTCTGTCTGATTAATCTTTTCTTTAATCAGCATTTTTTCAAATGAGACCTTTTCAAATGTATCACGAGTGCCGATAACCGCTTCTGTATCTAAAGCGTGTACCTGTGCCATCTTCGGAATTGTAGCACCCTCACTCAGTCTGTAGAACTCGGCTTCAAGGTTTTCAGTCTTGATATCATCAAATAATCTGTCTCCCAAATAGTTTCTCTTAATAGAAAAATTTCTTGAAAAATCCAATAAATCTTTTTTGTCTAATAAAATATCCGGCATTTAAAATCATCCTTTCTCTATTCGTTCTGTTCTGTTTCGCTGTCTTCATTATCAGGCTCTTTTGGTTTTATATCTTCAGCGGCTTCTTCTGTAGAAATCAAAAATATTCCGTTTGCTTTTAAAGCGGTTTCCGCCTCTGACGAGATGTTCAACACATCTTTATTAACCCTGCCGGCAACCATTACCGAAACGGCATGTTCTCCGTATGTAACATCAACATCTTCAAAAACAATACCGATTGCTTTTGCATCGTTAGACGGATAAACAGAGCCTGCACGAATCATTTTAGTTCCGTCTGTGTCAGTGATAACACTGCTGTTATCAGAATCTGCCTGATAAGTTTTTGTTATCAAACCTACCTCGCTTTCTAAAAACGGTGGTCTGATATAGCCTTTTTTAGTTGTTGTGTAAGCCATTATAAAATCCTCCTTCTTTTATTTGTTATTTTGGCTTTCTGCTGTATTAACTTGGTACCTGGCGTTGTATTTCTGAGCATACATAGCCCCCGCCGAAGTCTCAGACAGATTATTATTACTATTGCTATTCGGCTCTGCACCGGCAATAGTAACATCCTTTTTATCATCTGGTTCTTTTGCTTTAAATAAAAAGCTGTATTCTTCGTTCTCCGACAGTTTTTTAAGCTGTTTTTCCCTTAGCTTTCGATAAGAATCGTCGTCCTCGTCATCATCAACATCTTCAAGCTCCGCCAGTACGCATTTAGCTTTTATTGCTCCGTATTTTTGACACAGCTCATTATCAATACCTGCTCGGGTCATTTTCTTGATTTTAGACTCGTACTCTGATGACTTCTTTTCACTGTCAGCCTGAATCTGTTTAATTTGAGACTTCAAATCGTCAGCACTCTCTCCTTTGCCTCCGGCAAGCTTATTCAGGTCTTTAATCAGCACATCCATATTGTCTTTAAGCTCTTGATTATTCTTTTCAAGTGTTTTGTTTTTTTCGTTCACTTCATTGAATCGCTCTTTAGACACCATATTTCCGTAGCGCTTCAAAACCTTTTCGGAATCCTCCTCGCTAAGTCCAAGTTCTTTTAATTCTTCTTTTGTCATAACTTATGACCGCCTTTCTTTTCAAATCATTTTTTACCGCAGTTCAGTCTGCGAACTTTTGTCTTTTTCTTTACCGCCTAAAATACCAAAAAAGGCGAAACATTATTCAATATATAATATTTCATATCTCCATGTGCCTCTGTATTGCGTGTTTGTAGAAGCATATGCCGTTATATCTATAACACCACTGTTACACTCAACCCTTCCCGATGCACCTTGCTCGCTGAAATCCGATAATGTATATGCCTGTTTAAATAGGCTTCCATTATTATCATAAATATTTAGCAAAACAAGTCTTTTATTTAAATACCGACTTAAATTAAAGCTTCCTTCAAAAGTCGATGGACTTCCTGATGATGTACAAGTAACGCTGAACGTTCCTGTTAATTTATCCGGACTGTCTCTTAACAGGACTAGAGTATCTTCTGACACCATCAAATCGGTAACATATGCCCCCGAACTGGTTTTGAAAGTCCGATAATTTGACTTGTTTACTGTTACAGTATCGCCGTCTTTTTCTACGCTTTCAACAAATGGACCTGAACCTGTTGTTACAATGTTAAAATCATCTATACCACCTTGACTTGTCTGCTCAATAATCATTTCTAATATTGACGGATATCGGGCAACCGTATCCTCGTCAGCTGTATTGCTTGATGACTTACCAACTATAAGCGTTGCTGTATGTGATACCCACGCAATATTTCCTGCTCCGTCCTTAAAAACAATTTCAAAAAGAACATTGCCATAATAACAAGTTACCCGTTTATCAATCTCCCATGAAACAGTCATTGTTCCATCCGAATTTTTCACTGGGGTTAAGCTAACTATTTCAAAAGGCATTGGTTTACTGGCCATTAATTCACAGACAACAGTGCAAGTACACTTTGATAAATCCACACCGCTCTCAGATAAATAACTATCGAATTTCAGATTTAATCGGTCAGATAAATTGCTCCCTTGCTTAACATTAAATACACTTGGAATCAACTGCTTTCCTGTGATTGTTACATTAACATCCAACTTAATCACCCCCTTATATACTAAAAATTTGTATAATAAAAGCACCTTGATTTCTCAAAGTGCTGATATCAGTATTAAATTATTAATTATATAGACTAACTGCCGCATAACAGCATTTCCCGTTATGCCAAACACCGCAATTTTCTTTTTCACAGTCCATAAGTTCAAAAACTGTCTGTGTAACTGTTTTTCCGTTTGTGATAGTTTGATTTTCATCAGGATTTTGATTCCAGTTTTGAAATAATGTTTCTGATTTTCGGTTATACGGACATTTCATAATCTGCCTCCTGTTTTAGGTACAATAAAAGCACCCTTGAATTTTACTTCAAAAGTGCTTTATCAATTTTGATTGTATATTTGGTCATATATTTTCTGTAATTCAATACCTTCCTCATCGGGTTCATCATTGTTGCCTAAAATATTATCAACTATTTCATCATCTATTGTATCTAAAAGTAATTGTATATCATCTTTTTCAATTAAATCATCTATATTTTCAATATAGCTTTTTAAATACTCCTTTTGTCTTTCTGTTATTATAATCATTTTTTCTTTCTCCTTTTAAACGGGTTCGTTTGAATCAAATTGCCGGTCTCGGGATTTATTGTAACCTCTATGTCGTTATATCGAATTTTCTGACTTTTACCATTTGACAAATCTTTTATTGGTAAAATCTCCGCATCTTTACTTATTAGTGCTTTATAAACATCTTCGACCAAAACACCGTTTCTTTTTTGCTCTACTGATCCGATAACTCTAGCAACAAAATGATTTGATTTACCTGTTACCTTAATACCATTTGAGGTAGTTAACCCAACAATTGAATTATCAATTTCCTTATTAATTTGTTTATATAAATCAAAATCAGCGAGAGGTGTTAATTCTCCGCTCTTAATGGATGAGGAATATGCTTTAAACAATTTCCATTCATCTTTATTATACTTGATTTTCTTAAATTCTTCAAGGGTTTGAGGTGCTTTTTTACCGAGTATTGATTTATACCTTTGATATTGCCTTTCGTCTTGCGTTGTCGGAATATCTTTTGAGTATTTCTCTTTCCATTCTTTATATGTCATATTACCCGGAACAGTAACAGTCTTGCCAGTTACGGGGTCCCTTGCCACCCTTGTTTCATCAATTGTAAACTCATCATCAAAATAAGGACAGGTTGTCGACCGACAACGGCAATGAAACGGCGGAGCTGTCACTCCTCCCTCATAATCTTTTTCATTGAAAATCTTTCCGTCCATCTCCTGACAAATTTCGCTTGTTCTGAGGTCAAGTGTTGCAACTATTTCATACTTTTCAACATTTAACTCATCAAACATATCCTTTTGTGCTGCGCTTGAAAAGAATGCAAGCTCTGTTTGTACAAGATTAGAAGCCTTGTTATAATCAACATCAAAAAGTTTAGATATAATCTCTATTGCTTCTTTAGGTCCGTTGCCTCGTATAATAGACTGTGATAATTGTGTTTTAAGTGAATTAATAAGCTGTGCCCTGTGACTTCCCCATATTCGCTTTGAAAAATTGCTTCCGTCAGGTGCCCATGGTTTGGTTATAATCTTTTTAACAGTTTCGGTATTAAGCCCGTAAACTTCAAATCCGACTCCCAAGCCCTTGGATATTTCGTAAGCTGTTTTTATGTATTTATCATAATACACATCGGTAAGAAGTTTTTTAACTCCTTCAGCTTTGAGTGCAGTAAGTAACTCTGCCTGCTGCTGTATTTGCATTTTTATATATTCAAGCCTTGACACTCTAGCTTTTATAGAAGCGTTTTCAAGCTTTTTTATCCAATCCTTATCCGCTCCATGTGCTTTGGCATTATCTATATACTCATAAACCGTCCACTTAAATTCTTCAAGCTCATCTTTTTTTAACAGTTTTTTTGCGTCAGCCAAATTATCAAGCTCATTATTTTCAGCAAATCTCATATAAAAATCAGCTATCCTGCCTTGAATATATGCTTTTGCTATTTCATACTGCTTTTTAAGATCGTGATTAAATTCTATCCCCTTGTTTATCTGAGAAACTTCAAGCAACTCAAATCTTTTCTGCCAATACTCTGAATTTTTCATTTATTATTCCTCTTGCGTATCAGCTTTTGTATCGTCTTCTTCAAGGGGGATTTTATCATCCTTTAAAGCCTCTGCTGATTTTAAAAAATCATAATCATCAGATGTACTGTTTTCACTCTCTTCTTTCATTTGTGCTATTTCATCATCAACATTTAATACCCAAGGATGATTACTGATGATAGTTTTATCGCTTATAATTCCTGTTGAATTTTTGCAGTTATTTATTATACTTGATTCGTCAATCATTAAATCTCTGTTAAATATAAACTCTATCTCTTCATCTGAATATGATACTCCTGTCTTATTTTCAATATAAGCATCAACAAAGAACATAAGCTGTTCTAACGATGACTGCCACTCTGTTTCAATGTCATTTGAATCCATATCAATGTTATTAAAAATAGATTTAATAGTCATCTCGTTCGGCGAACCCGAGGATTTTAAGTCTTCTGCGTCATATCCAAAGCAGCTGTCAATAATCGCTCTGCGAAGCATTCGGCGTATGCTTTCATAATTACTTGCATTTACTTCAACCGAAAGAGTAGAAACATCACCGCCGTTACTTACCTTAACCGCACCATACTGCATAAGCTGTTCTCTAAACTCTCCTAAATCCTGCCCGTCATACTCTTTGATAATCAGAATAGTATTTCGGCAATCCTCCTGCATATTATTTGCAAAATCTGAAATCATCTTATTTAAAGCGTCCTGTAAGCTTTTACACCGTCTGAGCAACGGTGTTTCGTCTTGGTTGCTTTTAAATGCTATAATCGGAAGTCTTGACCATCTATATCCCTGACTCTGTGTACTGCCGTTTTTTGTTACCGTTATATAATTTTCAACCGGATTATTGCCGAAAGGTATTAAATGACCGCCTTGCAGCTGAAAATGATACAATCCATTCGGTGCATACAGGTCTACCAACTCTAATTTTTCTTCATGCTTGCCGTTATAATTCACAGCTGTAAAATAGTTTACACCGAACAGCATTTCTTCCCGCTCTTCATCGGCATAAAACGGCCTAAAATTTGAACCTCTGAAAAACTTAAATTTTAAATCGCCTTTTATATCGTAATACGGATACAAATAAACAACGCCGTCAACAATTGCATATGTACCCATATTTTTAAGCTTCTTGTTAAAGCTTTTATTGAATATTTGTTTAAGTTCATTCGAGTATGCTTCATTGTCAGTCTTGAATGTTATCGGTTTTGCAAGCAAATAATTTGTTTTTTGTTTTACCATACCGGCATAAACATTATCAACAATACGATTATCAGGCAAGTTATCAATCTCTGTTCTGACGCCGTTTTGCCCTATCATTTTTCTTCCTTCGTTTAAAATTGCATGCATATATTGATAATAACTTTCTCCTGCAAGCATATCTTTTCTTTTATCACTGTCACGCCAAGCTATAATTTCTTTGGCGAGAAAATCAATATCCGATAGCACTTGACTTGCACCTAATTCAATAGACTGATTTATTAATTTCATCATTTCCGCAGCAGACTTATCTGCGAAAAGTGATGAAGCACGCTGAAAAAAATTCATTGTTTACTGCTCCTTTATTCAAAACTGAATGTTTTTTTCTTATTAGTTTTTTCTGCAATGCCTGTTGTTGCATCCGGAGCGTCATCGTGAGCGTTCTTACCCTCTTTCTGATACTTAGACATTGCTTTATAATATTCGGGAAATCTATCACTCCAGTTCACAGGAAAATAAATATGATTCATTACCCACGTACTGTTAGATAAAATCCTTGACTGCTTGTTTTGAGATTGAAAGAATGTTTTAATAACAGTTCTGTTTGAACCGTATTTATTTCTCAATATTGATTCCACATTTCTAGCAAAACCTCTTCCGCCGTTGTTTGATTCAATATCTGCAACATTTACATCGTCTTCAAATAACATCTTAGCAACAGCAGGTTCTGTGATTTCCATTCCCTCTTTTGTATAAATCACATTAATGACATATGCTTCGTGGTTGTACTCGACATAATCAATACTGCATAAATAATCGTTACCGGTATCAGCAGTATCTGTATAATTCTTAACAGCCGAGTATACAGGATTTCCTTGTGAATCCTTTGGAAGCTCCTTATAAGTCTTAAACTGTGTATATAATCTGCCTTTTAAGTCTATAGGCTCTTGCTGATAGTTTGCACTTGCTATATCAATACCCATAGCCTTTATTTTGGACTTATAGGATTTGTACGATAAAATTTCAGGACAAAGCATTTGATGTTTACCTTTGTCAACCAATGCTTTCATTGTTATATACCGAACCTTAGTGCCCTGCTCTTTGTAATGCTCTAAAGCCCTGCCCGCCAAGTCATCAGAAGCCCAGCGTGTCATAATTATAATAATCTTGCCGTTTTCCTCTAATCTTGAAAGCATTGTATTGGTAAACCATTCCCAATGCTTTTCTTTTATGTTTTCATTGTTAGCCTCCTCAGCATTTTTGATAACATCATCAATAATCATAAGCGAACAGCCGAAACCTGTTGCCGTTCCTGTAGGAGAGGTTGCAAGATAATTATTATATCCTCCCTCTAAGCTCCACAGGTTCATTGCCCCATCGCCTCGTTTAATTTTGGTATCAGGAAACACATCGGAATAGACCGGCTTATATAAATCCGCTTTTTCCTCTGAAATGCTGTTTCTTACATTCTTAGAGAACATCGTTGAAAGCGTTTCATTATACGAACCCGTCATTATCTTTTGTGATTTATCTTTACCCAACACCCACTCAACAAAGCAACTAGCAGTTCTTGATTTACCATGTCGAGGCGGAAGATTAACAATCATAACCGTTTCATCTGAAGTTAAAAAATCCTGAAACTCATTACAGAGCTTTACAAGAAATTCTCTATCTGACTTATAAAAGTCAGGAGCTTTAAGTTGACAATAAAAAAAGAACTCGCGTCTAGCAAGTTCAGTCTTAGCTCCCAGATCTATTAATTTTTTATTCATTGTCTATCAGCTTCTTGAGCTCATCTGTAGTCAGTCCTTCAAATGGATTGCTTATATTTCCTTTGACTTCTACCTTATCAGTAAACATTCCTAGATGTTTTCCTAGCTTATCTAATGCTGCCATTTTATCGTGCAGCTTAAAAGAAAATGTTCCTTTTGCACTAAGTGAAACCTCTTGAACGGCTTTACCGTCAACATTTTCACTATCAATCAAATCAATAATAGGTGCATAATCAAATATTGGCTCGTTTGAATCTTTATCATATCCTACAACTGTTTTTTCAGTTCTGAATGAAAGGAAATCTTTGATGTCTGCAAAGCCAATTCTCTTCAGTTCTCTCAAAACTTCTTTTGCTGTAATAATACATTCATCTTCTGCTTCTTTTATTAGTCTATCGTGCAGTTCATTATACCTTAGTAAAACCTTAGTATTTTTAAGCAATTTACTTGCATTAACATCAATAGCTTTATCTGTCCAAGCGATAGATTTAGGATAAGCTATTTTATATGCTTCTCTTTGCGATTTTCCTTTTATAAGTTCCTGAACAAATCGCTCCTGATTATCTGTCAGCTTTCGCATACCATCACCGTCCTTTCTTGCATAATAAAAAGACACCTCGTGGGAGGCATCTTTGATTCTTGTATTACTTTTCTCTTTCTATAATATCAACATGTGCTTTTCGTAAATACACATAATTATCAGGATCGCTATTCAATATTTCCATAAAAACTTCACTTTTAAATATATTTTTTATATCTAGTGAGTATAATGTTCTGAATCGTTTACCTGACCTTCTTTTCAATTTGAATAATGAACACGCATAATTAAAAACAGTTAGATAGTCTTCCATTAATGGCTTAATTTTTGTTATGTCTTTGCCTTTAAATATTGCATTATCTAAAGCAATTTTTGAATTGTTTAGCATACTAAATGCTGCGGATTCTATATTAATCTTATTTATAGATTTACTGCTTTTCCAAGAAATAATGGCAACCAATACTACTCCGGCCGAAAAAACTAAATCTAATATCTCTTTAATCATTTTTTCTTTCCTTTTGCTCCAATCGTTTCAATTTGTTTTATTGTCTCAGAATTTGAATTTAAAGCTTTATTTGGTATATTATAATTACCAGCACCACGCTGTTCATTATTTAACTCATATTCTAATAAAATACTTCGTCTATGAAAAGTACCATATTTATTTGATTTTTTTAAATTCCCTTTTTGATGATTAATTTCACTTTTTTTCTTTTTAAATACTTTTGCCATAATTCATTCCCCAATCTTTATAATACTTTATAACTTAATAATATCATAAATATTACATAAATCAACATTTTAAAACAAAAATAGTAGTAATTAACAATTACTATAGTAATCATTTGTATATATTCACCAAATAAATGGAAAAGGTAACTCACCGTGAGCTACCTTTCCTGAAAAAATACAGGGATTGGGGTTACCTGTATACTTTCCTCATTATAATTTTATCACACTAAAAACGGACATTCAAGGACATTTAGCGGACATTTAGCGGACATTTAGCGGACATTTTTAAAATTTTCTAAATACCTAGTAACAAATTTTCTTAAAGCCTCTCCGTCACCTTTATACTTAATTGCATCTGCTGTTTCTTGCCAACTAGGATTATATACATCTAAATTCAAACAGTAATAAATTAGGGCATCTCTTACTGGCTTTTTTGGTATTAGTTTAATAAATCCCTCAATATCTCTATTTTTGCTTTCTAACAAACTTTTTTTATCTTTTAAGTTAACAGTTTCTTTGCCATGAATATGTCCGTATTCTTTGTGCGTTCTTTTTTTATACGTAGGTGGTCCTGCTGAACCTTGTGTAACTGTCACTACAGCATTTTTTTCTAATTGAAAGTCTATAAATTCAATTGTTTCTTCATTTTTTCTATATGCCCTAAGCTCCGCTATCGTCATAAAATCACCACCTTTTTGATTAATCATCACACTTGCTTAGTATATCAATAGCAATATTAAGTGCTGTCATTTCCTCGTTTATGTACTTTCTTGCTTTTTTACCTTTAGTTACTTCATACTCATAGATTTTAGATATACTCATTCTGTTTAATATTTCTTTGGCTTGTTCTATCGTCATACTTTTTCCTCCTGCACATTTGACTGTATTATACATTTGTTTTGATTGCATTTTAAAGTCATAGTAACATCATTGTGATTTCTTAATTTATTTTGCAATTACACTTTTGTTGTAAATGAACATATTTTGATTTCAAAATATATTTATTTATCACATAAAATAAGTATAATTTAATGTCATTCATATTGTTTACGCTTTCTAATCTCCTGTTTCTTCTTCCTGCTGTTTTAAAACTTCCATGAACAACTCAAACAGTGATTTATCATTCATTTGTCTTATCTCCTTTAACTTCTTTAATCTTAGCTTTTAATGCTGCTAATAACATATCCTGCGTGCTGCTCTTATCAGTAAGTGCAGACATAACCATCTCATCGACTCCGCCGGTGACAACAAGGTGATGTATAATAACTCTGTTCTGCTGACCCTGCCTGTAAAGTCTTGCATTAGCCTGCTGGTAAAGTTCTAGGCTCCAATTAAGCCCGAACCAAACAATATGACTGCCTCCTGCCTGAAGATTAAGCCCGTAAGCAGCAGAAGCGGGATGTGCAAGAAGTATGTTAAGCTCTTTTCTATTCCACGCTTCTATGTCCTTTTCAGATTTTAACTCTCCGACTTTAAGCTTTTTTTTGCTTAAAGCTTTTTTAAGCCTTATAAGATCGTGCTTAAAATTATAAAATACAAGCATTGGTTTTCCCTGTGCCGCTTCAACAAGCTCCATAAATGCTTCAATCTTGCAATCATGAATATTGATATATTCGCCGTCGTCACCGTAAACCGCTCCGTTGCACATCTGCAAAAGCTTGTTGGTAAGCACTGCAGCTGTTCCTGCGTCAAGAAGCTGTTCATCAATCTGCAGAAACATATCTTTCTCAAACTGCTTGTACTGCTTATCGGATTTTGAATCAAGCTGAACCGGTACTGATATATCCGTCCTTTCGGGAAGTTGTATGTAGTCTTCTGCCTTCATGGATATGCATATATCAGCTATGCGGCTTTTAATTAGCTGTGCTGATTCTTCTTTCTCTTCAAAGGTCGAAAAGTGACCGCCGTGTGTGTTCTGATTGAAATACTCCTGACGGTATGCTGTTATTGTCTTACCCAGACGCTTCCCCCCGTCAATCAAATTAACCTGTGCCCATAAGTCCATTAATCCGTTAGGTGCAGGTGTTCCCGTAAGCCCGACAAACTTCTTGATGTGAGGCCTTACCCAGGTAAGGCTCTTAAATCTCTTAGCACGGTAATTCTTAAAGCTTGACAGCTCGTCCACAATAACCATATCGAACTTCCAGTCATTGCGGTAATGGTCTACAAGCCAGGGTACATTTTCACGGTTTATGACATAGATGTCTGCAGGCGTATTCACCGCTCTTATTCTCTTAACTTCACTACCAAGTATTTTAGAAACCCTAAGGTGCTTTGTGTGATCCCACTTCTGTGCTTCGGTGCTCCATGTAGCTTCGGCCACTTTCTTCGGTGCTATTACCAAAGCCCTGCATATCTGAAATCTGTTGTACTTAAGCTCATTTATCGCAGTAAGAGTTATAACCGTTTTGCCTAAGCCCATATCAAGAAACAAACCTAAAGAATTATCTTCAATTATCCGTGATATGCAGTAGCTTTGATAAAAATGCGGTTTAAATTTCATTCTTCAATTTCCTCACTAAGTCATCAACCTTTGCCTTTGTATCTATATCGCTGTACACCGTAAAGCCTAAAACTCTAAGCTTGTCCTGTTGTTGTCTTTGCTTAGGTGTACTTTTCTTATCTTCAGATTTAAGCTCGGCAAATAATATTCTTCCGCCCGGCAAGCAAATCATTCTGTCAGGCACTCCTGCATTTCCCGGCGATACAAACTTGTACGCTGTTCCGCCCAGTTTTTTTATCTCACTTCTGAGATAAGCCTCTGTTACTTTTTCACTTTCCACTATCCAAGACTCCAATAATCCTCCGGTTTTCCGCCTTTCTTATCAGGCAGAAAATTCTTTTCAAGTTTAACACCCAAAATCTTTCTTGCCTGTTTAAGAACCGACTGACCATAACCTGATTTTAAAGCCTCGGCCTTTACCACTCTTCTCGGCAAAAGTTTTCCGTTTTTGCTAAAGTAATTACTTAGCCATTCTGTGCATTTTTTAATATCTTCCTGTTCCATTTTTCTCCTTAAACCTCCGTAACACTTAAACAAATTTCCCCTTATTTTTATTACGTATTATAGATATTATAGGTTTTATATATTATATATTCTATATTCTATATATTATATATAATAACTGTTACATTGTTACAAATAGCAGTTAAACTACCATTTTATCGGTGTAACACGCTTGTCACACTTGTGTAACAGTTCAATTCAACTGTTACAGTCGTCAAATATTTAGTGTAACAGTTTTTCTATAACTTTAAACTGTTACGTTTCAACTGTTACAAATTTATAGCATCTTTGCACCCCGTAATCGGAGATAAATCTCTGAACCTTATCCATACGCTCAAGCTCAGGCATACTGCTTAATATGCTGTTAATCTCTCTTGTGTCTGACTGTCTCATAGTCTTAGCTTCACCGTTCAGGCACTCGCACCACACCTCTAAAGCACACACTTTATCCCTGTGTACAAGCTCCTCATCTGCTCTGCCAAACTCGTTCGCCCAGTACAGTTTACGCTGTGAAAGCGTTCTCTTGTTCCAGTCCTTAGGCACTTTACGCCTCACAAACTCACATATTAAACCTTCCTTTGTGCTGTGCTCCTTGTGCTTTTCCTGCTCTTCGGCCGCTATACTTGCTGCTTGTCCGTCTAAATAAAGCTTCTCGCCTAACTGCCAGTATGTGTAAGCCTCTGCCCACATCTGATCAACCTCATCTACAAGCTGTGTAAATACTGATTTCTTAGTTTCATTCATCGAACAATCTATAGGCCAAAAACGTCTGTTTCCTGTTCTGTCTCTTAAATACTCTGTATCATTAGTCGTTCCGAAGAATACGCATCGTCTCGGATGTGCTTCTGTACGCCTGCCGTACGGCGCACGGTAAAGGTCCTCAACCTTTGTAAGAAACTGCTTAACAGCTCCCATTTCGCTTTTGTTCATGCCTGAAAGTTCGCCCAGTTCATTTATCCATGTTCCTCTAAGCATTTCAGCTGCTTCCTTACCTTCAAAGGTAGTAAGACTGTCAGAATACCACGCTTTGCCCATCATACGCAGAAGCGTTGATTTACCTATACCCTGAGGACCTCCTATAATAGGCATAGTGTCATATTTACACCCCGGGTTCATTGCTCTTGCCACGGCCGCTACAAAGGACTTACGGCTGACTGCTCTTGTATAAACAGTATCAGCAGCACCTAAGTAGTCAATGAAGATAGTATCAAGCCTTTGAATGCCATCCCATTCAAGTCTTTTAAGATAATCCTTAACATCATTCACAGTGTGCTTTTTAGACGCAAGCACACAAGCGTCATAGATTCTGTCCTTGCCCGTTATGGTGTATACCTTTTCTATGTAGTGTCTTAAGCCCGCATCATCCGAATCACACCAGCAGCGTCTTTGTTCTCTGTCATCCCATGGCAGAGAACCTATTGCGATTATCTGTTCTGAAAACTCATCGAAAACTATCTTGTCTTTTAAAAGCGGATCATTCTCTAAAATAATTAGAACGTTGTCTACCGTCTTAATCGGTACACCTGTTGTAGGTGATACAGCAAGTTTTGAAATCCAGTTAGCTGTATCATTTGTTGTTTGTGAGAATTCTTCTGTTGCGTTTCTGTACCTCTCGGTATTAAGCAATGCCGAAACCTGACTGTCCTCAACAGCAAATCTGCACATCTGCTGATAAGACGGGAGCTTGTTCGTAGGCGTACCCTGCTTTGCTTCATCGTCTAGTTCTCCGAACTTATGGAGTCTTACGAGGTCAAATGCATTGCACAGCCTTCCTCCTGCCGGGTCTGTAGCATGGTGAGAATAAAGGAAGTTACCGTTATCGTATATTACTGCACCCCCTGTTGTCGAACCCTCGGCATATGAAAGCCTGTCGTCTGCATCACAGTGAACATATACACCCTGAAGAAACTTATCCATAACAGTATAAACATTATATGTCTTACAGAATGCACCTACTATGCCTTTCTTCTCTGTAGGGTCTCCCTGCTTTGCAGCGAGCTTAACTCTTGCCTGCGGAGCATTCGGAACTTCAGGCCATTCGGCTATATTGTGCCAGTCACCGTAAAGTGCCAGCATTCCGTCAGCTGACAGCATGGGCTTGTCTTCATATGTATAAACATACACACCGTCTGAAGATACTGACGGCCAGTACATAAGTCTTGAAGCCTGGAATGTTGTCGGGTCACAGTAGCTTATACCGATAAGCTCGGCAAGCTTTCTGGCTATAGGCTCGTACTCATCGGCCGTACATGATCTGTCAAGAGGAAACACTGCCCTAAGTCTAGGTTTGCTCTCTTCATGTTTTCGGGTGGAGTAAACAGCATATCCACAGCCAAGAGATGACAGTATCTGAAGCACCTGCATTGTACGCCCTGCCGGTATATTATCAAAGTCAAGAGTTATTAAGTCTCTGCTTTGAACCCTGTCCGACTTACGTGTTGTTCCTTTAAGTGTACCACCTACAAAACCGCCGACATCCTTTAGGTTGTCCTGCGTTTTCTTAGGACTGGCAAGATACTCGGCAAGGGTTTCGGTACTCCTGACAGGAGTCTTTATTTTATCGACAAACTCCGACCACAGCATGGTCTGCGGATTCCAGACTTCTGCGAACCGGCTTGAGCCTGTTGTTATTGTTATTTTTCTATCGTAAATCATATTTCATGATTTCCTTTCTTTCATCTATTGACACCACTCGCAATATCTAGTATAATGTCTACATAATCATACTAGATGTGGAGGTATTAAAATGATAACAAAGTTAATATATAAAGTTCTATGCATATTTGACAATTCCAAAACTTATAAAAAATGCAAAAATGTAAAGAGAGCTTACTACAACATTTATAGTCCCTTGCTTAATAAATTGTACCCATATTCGTTTTCGTATGATGAAAATGATGAAGAAATGCTTAAAACTCTGGTGGAATGTAGAAACATTTTATTATCCGAACCTGAAATCAATAATCCTTCATTAATTAAAAGAATAAACAGCATAGTCAATTTTGATGGCAAATTAAATCAAACTCCAAGCGTAATAAATCGAACTATAAAAGATAAGAATAAAACGAAATATAGACAAGGGCAATTTGAATGTATAGTTAGAGAAGTAGTGCGCGAAAATAATCGATTACGCTCTTCTTTAAGCATTCCAAAAATCAGTTTTACTCAAAGATTAATTATTGATAAATTCACCAATGATAGTGTAAGTTACTTTTTAAAAGTATTTTTAGGTACAATTATTTTAAGTATAGTTTTTTCAATTATAATATACTATTTTCAATCCTTCATGTAATACTCAGCTTCAAACCCTGCAGCTTTCAGCGGTAAACCATCTGCCCAAGGAATAGGCTGGCCCATAAGCCCGCAGGCTTTTTCAACTGATATTTTATCCTTTGGGCAGTCGATAACTGCTTCATCGTGTATGTGCATTACGACCTGTAAGCCTGCGTCCTCTAATCGTTTCAAAGTAACAGCAAGACAGTCACGTGCGATTGCCTGAACTATGTTCTCTGTGAGCTTACCTCCGTAAGTGCTTTGTACAGACCATTTCTTGTTCTGCTGTCCGACACCGTAGTAGTGCAGAGCCTGTTTCCCGAACTGATTTTCAGCTAAAAATGGGTGCGGATAAAAAAGCTTTCTTCCGCTCGGCAGTGTTACCGTAAAAAAGTCAAGTCCGCTTTTAATGTCATACTCACGGCTGAATATTATACCTTTATTAATTCCTGCCGCTTTCCCGGTTTTCATAACCTCGAGGGCGGCATTTTCGCATGTATACCATAAATCTTTTATTCGCGGGTTGGCTTTTCTCCACCGTGAAACTATATCGGGCAACTCATCTTCTAATAATCCCATATTCAAAGCCCCCATCTGAACAAGTGCTCCGGCTGAACCCTGATAACCAAGTGCCAGCTCAGCAACCTTGCCTTTTGCTCTCAACGCATATTCGGGATTGCCCTTCTTTATTTTCTCAATCGGTACACCAAACATTGAGGAAGCCGAAGCTTCGTATATCTTTCCGTGGGTGTTGAAAACATCAAGCCTCCAGCTCTCACCGGCAAGCCAGGCGATAACCCTTGCTTCAATAGCGGAGAAGTCTGCAACTACAAGTTTATTACCCTCTGACGGAATAAATGCTGTTCGTATAAGCTGTGATAATGTATCGGGAACATTGCCGTAAAGCAGTTTTAACGCTTCAATGTTCTTTTCCTTTATATACTTTCTTGCGACATCAAGTGTTTCAATGTAGTTTCTCGGCAGATTCTGAACCTGGACAAATCGCCCTGCCCATCTGCCTGTACGATTCGCACCATAGAATTGAAGGAGTCCTCTGGCTCTTTCATCTTCGCATATACATTCTGACATTGTGCTGTATTTGCTTACGGATGATTTGCCTAATTCCTGCCTTATCTCCAGCATTCTTCTTACATCACGAGGAATATCATCTTTTTTAAGAAGTTCCGAAACAGTTTCCTTATTAAGATCTGAAATCTCATATCCGAGACTCTCTTCAACCCAGCATTTCAACTGAGCAACAGAATTAGGATTTTCAAGCTCTGAAATATTTCTCGCCCTATCAACAAGTTCATCCGTAATAACTTCATTACAATTCAACGCACCCTCGATAAGCTGTTTATCAAGTCTTACACCGCAAGCATTAATTCTCATATCCTGTTCCCACTGTAATTGCACATCTCGGGGTACCGGAAAAGCCGAAAGCATATTGAGTATTGTATTCTCAGTAACCACATCACGAATACAATATTCCTTAAACAGCCGCCATTTTTCAGGCTCATGGTGGGGGAGATTCCTTGTGCGTCCACCATTAGACTTAGTGGGTTTACAAGGTTTACAGAAGTAATTAATCAGTGACTTACCCACTCCCATTTTTCGTTTATCCTGCGGAAGATTAAGAGCGGCACTTAAAGCGTCAAGCCCGGACGGATAACCTAGATACAATCCATGGAGCATTGTACATCTCCATTGTCCCAGCCAAGCAATGGGATTCTTTATTTTAAAATGCTTGCTTAAACAATACCACTCAAAAGCCGTATTATATGCGTGCTTAATAACATCATCACTGAAGATAAGAAGCTGTAAATCAAGCGGTATATCCGAAATAGTCAGGTCAATAATCTTTACCGGATCATCATCAAGCTTATATGCAAACAGTAACACCTGAAAATCCGGGGACTGTACATACTTATACAGTCCCGATTTTCTTATGTCAACGCTCGAATAGGTTTCAATATCAATAGACATATGTCTCATGCTATACTCCCATGAAGTTATATGGCTGTCCTGTTGCCGGATCTATTGTCGGTTGATTATACGGGGCCTGAACGGGCTGTGTCTGTTGTGGCTGAGGAACTTGCGCTGTTGGCTGCTGATAAACGGTTTGTGCAGGCTGAGTATACGGGGCTTGTCCACCGAAATCTTGTGCAGCTGTTGTTCCTCCGCCAAGAGGGTCACCGTCTCTGAGCTTCTGAACATTTCCAAGGCCTGCGGATATGCCCCTCTTGCCTTGATTGTATGCAAAGAAACGCAGTGAAACTCTTCCGTAGCACCCGCTGTAAACCTGTGATTGAGACATTACGGGCTGCAGGTTTTCGTCAACTACCTCAGGCTTCACTTTAGATGAGCAGTTAAGTACCCAATGGCCCTTGCACTCATCGGAATAAGGAGTCCCTTTATCCGGCATAACACCGTCCCCGTCATGCACAGGCGAATGCAAACCTACTGTTGCACCTCCAAAAACTTTCTGTGCATTTTCGTTTATGGTTTCCTGAATTGCCTTGTCAATAGCTTGCTTTGTGGCAATATCGGTTTTTGGGATAAGTATAACCATTGAATATTTAGGGTCTCCTCCGAAATTACTTTGTTTCGGCTCAAAAATATTAATGTACGAAAATCTTACTTCCCCTGTTACTAATGTGTTTGACATAACTTTAATCTCCTTTATTTCTTAAAATCTTCTTCTGCCGTTGTTCCCTGAACATACGGCGGTCTTTTATCAGCTTCTAATGCAAGTGTTGGCTTGCCTTTTGTGCGTGTTATTAAGTTGCTGAGTAAAGCCTCGAAATCCTTTTTACCTACTATCGATTCAATTTTAGTAAATGGCAGCTGTTTTCTTTCATAGAAAGCTTCCTTTGGATATCCGTTCTTCTCTAACACTTCAAATACTTTTTCAATATCAGTAAATGACCTGGTTGTTCTTCCCTCTACAGCTTTCCAGCCTTTAATCTCCTTGCCGTTTAAAATAGCTGTCAGTGCATAGGATTCAATATCTTCAACCCACTTTTTTAAATTATCTGCAAGCCTAAGAATCTTTCCCACTTCATTATCCGACAGCGTAGGCTTCTGCCAATCCTTTGAAATATCTGCGGGCCTTGCAAATTCATACTGTGCAAGTTTTAAGTTTTCATTCGCTCTTTCCCTGCATGTCTGCTTAATCTTACAGAACCTGCAGTGATCACCCGAATTGAAATCTCCTTTGCCGTCGTATGCCAGTTGTGCGACAGATTTAATCTGCTCACCCCAAGACAATAAATCCGCTATTGAGATTTCCCACTCTGATATATTACCTATACGAGGCTGCACAATAGACAAATGTATGTTTGATATCGGATATATCAATGCAAATTCATGAACAGCCCCCAAGGCATAAAGCTTCATCTGAGGGTTATCCTCGGCTGAAATAGGAACCCCTTTACCATACTTGAAATCGATAATGTATAAATCATTACCATGCAGAATTATACAATCGGCTGTCCCAAAGCCTCCGGGTGCATATTCGCTGTAGTCCACCTTACGTTCTGAAGAAATATGTGCTTTTGTTGAAAAGCTAAGAGCAATCTTCTTTATGTAGTCGACATAATCATCCGTGTAGCCGTCCATCTCGGGCTTGTACAGCTCGTCTTTTTTCAGCTTATTCAACTTACGGGTCAACGAGCTCTTCGGTGTAGGAGTGATAAATGCGTTCAGCTTTATTTCGCACATCTCGTGTGCCAGACTGCCCTCTTTCGCGTATTCGCTTTCGGTGTCGGGTAATTCTGCACAAATTTTAGCAGATGGCGGACAGTTAAGCCATCTGTGAGCCGCACTTGCCGAAAGCAAAGCATGACTGCCGGGCATTACAGAACACCCCCAAGGGTACGAAGTCCGTTAGCCAGCTCACCATATCTATCTTTTGGAATTTCAATTAATGTATTTACGCCAAAACTCTTAACAAGCTGCTGTATCTGTGCAATTTTACCCGAGTCCATCAGCGGTGCTATTGCTGCCTGTAACTGCTCTAGTGTATATTCTGGTACCGATGTAGTAGGTACAGCTGTCGGTGCAACCTGTTGTACGGGAGCTGCTTGCTGAGCAGGTGCTGTCGGAACGGCCTGTGTCACTGTATTATTTACAGGTGCTTGAACCGGTACTGTTTGTACTGGTGCAGTTGTTTGCTGATAGACGGTTCCTTGCTTTGGTGTAAACACTACAGGCTGCTGAGTTGCGGTGTCCTCTTTTCCGCTTTTGATTTTTTCATAGAAGCTGCTAAGCTGTGCTGCTTCCTCGCCTGAGATGTTTTTGAATGTAATATCAATCATTTTCAGATCCTCCTTTGTTTTTATAAAATTCTTTATTATTAAGCCTTATCGACTTAATTTTCTCGTAAGGTATCTTGCTGTGACACCATTTGCATTGATTACCTTTAATTTCAATGCTTCCGCAATATGGGCACATAATTTATTCCTCCTCAATTTTCGTATGTTCTGCGGCAAACTTAATCATTTCTGTTGCCACATAACTTATTGGTCTTCCTACCTCAGATGAGATAGCCACAAGAAGGTCATATGTTTCTGCACTCACCCTAACAATACCGCTTGTACATACGCTTGTCTGCTTCGGTCTCCTAAGTATTAAAGTATCTCCCAATCTTTTCACCTCTTGACTTTTCTCTTTTTTCGTGGTATCATTTACTCACGAAATTATATATTGTTATTTCAATCTATAGCCTTGTTCGGACTTCTTCTCCGTGCAGGGCTTTTTCTTTTGGTCTTTTGCTTGGCATTTAGCAAATTCAGGGCTTTCACAATATCTTTTAAGTTCATCAATTAAAAGGATTATTGATTCACCATGAGTCAATCCTAATTGCTCACCCACAAATGTTGCCTTTGCAAGTAATGCACCTACTTCAATTATTGTTGCTTTGCAAATAGTCAATCCTTTTGCACGCTTCTCATTGTTTTCTTTTTTCTCTTCTGCCATTTTACTTGTCCTCCTTAATCTCTCTTACGCATTTTTTGCCTCATCAGCGAACGCTTTAGCCTCGCTGTAATTATCAAAATAGTCGCAATATTCATCGCACAGATTATTTTCACACATTCCGTTTTCAGGTTTAGTTTCGGTTTCAACACTGTAAACATTGACCTTAACCTTACCACTATCAAAATATTTTTGATTTACACACCAAAATTTCATTTTTTTAATCCTCCTCAATCTCAATCCCGAACAAGTCTAAAAACTCTCTTAGCTTGTCCTTAAACTTATTGCTCATTACCAGTCTTGCTACTTTTGCTGTGCTGTAGCACACCACTATCAGCGTTCCGCTTATTGCCAGGTAGGGCATGTTATGTCAGCTCCTTTGTTTCATACTTTTGTACAAGTTCAAGTAATTCATCTGTACTCATACCAAGATATTCGGCTGCAAGATTAGGTCTTATATCATAACTCCAACGCTTGCTTCTTTGGTCTAATTTCATTGCTACTCCTATCGGCAAAAGACCTCTTTGCATTGATACTCTCACCCATGTTGCAGAGTGGTTTACTATTTTTGCAAATGTCTCCGGCAATATCTTCTTTGTTTTAAGTTCCATTCTTACACCTCCTTTCAGTTTAATATCCGTACTAATTTAATGGTGGTTGGGTTATTGGTCTACTCTACTTCGTTTTTAATCGTCGTTCCAGTTCCCGGCTCGCAGGATATGAACTATTAAGATTCTGACAATTGGCTTATCATAGCCGATTTTGTTTTTTGAAGCATACTTTTAATTCATCCCTTTCTTGCGTTTTCGTAAGTTTGTCAGCAAAAAAAATAGGGATAGGATCCTTAATATTGAGAATACGGCATATATCAATTATTTCATGACAATAAAAATCACTTTGACCATTAATTTTTCTATATAAAGTTGCAGCATCAATTCCGATGATTTTTGCTATTTTTTTTACTGTAAGTCCATTAGTTACTATGTGACCCTTTAGCATATTTGCATTTATCATATTCCCTCCTCCTTTCTTGCGTTTCCGTAAGTTAATATTAACATAGCTTATTCATCTTGTCAATACTTTTCTGCAAGTTTTTTTTATTTTTTTCAAAAAAACTATTGCATTTATGCAAGTTGTATGTTAAAATGTCATTATTAGGATGGTGATAGCAAATGTTGCTTAATGACAAATTAAAAGCACGACGCATAGAATTAGGCTTAACCATGCTTGATGTAGCGAAATCCGTAGGTGTTAGCGAAGCTACCATTAGTCGTTGGGAAAGTGGCAATATAGGTAATATGCGTAGAGACAAAATTGCTTTGTATGCTAAAGCATTAAATACCTCTCCCTTATTTATCATGGGTATTGATGAAAATGAACCTAATAAGAGTAATAATACTAATATAAAAAAAAGAATTACATTATCATCACATGAATTAAATGTTATAGAGGCATATCGTAATAAACCTGATATGCAACCCGTAGTAGATAAAATTTTAGATGTAAACAAAGAAAAAAAGCATATTCTTTTCAGTGCTGCCCGAAGTGAAAACGGACAATCACCAATGGGAACAGTTGAACTAACTGAAGAAGAATATCAAAGACTAATTAATGCTCCTGAAACAGACGAGGATTTATAAACTTCAAAACTATATATTTTTAGCATAAATCATAATTAAATCTTTAATAAATAAAAAAACCTCACTAAGGGAACAATCCTTAATGAGGTGATAAAATTTGATTTATGGTAAATATCAAAATGCTCGCAACGCATCATGGCAATGCCTTATTGATAACAAAATATGTGCTCTACCGATTAAAATATTGAAAATCACTAAAAATCTTGATATTCAAGTATCTAAAAACAGTGATGTAAAATTGCTTAAACAAAAGGAAAGCGGAAGAAGCTATATCGATGAATATGGCAAGTGGTGCATCGTATATGATGATGAACATTCCAAACAACGATGCAGATTTACTATAGCACACGAATTAGGGCATATTGTTTTAGGTCACAAACTCAAAAACGGACATCACGCTCGAACCTTTGATTTATCAAAACCCGAAACAGAAACAGAAGCAGATGTATTTGCTTCAAGACTTCTAGCCCCCGCCTGTGTGTTATGGGCATTGGACTTGCACACCGCTGAAGAAATAGCAAAGATTTGTGAAATATCGCTTGAATCGGCTGGACATAGAGCCGAACGCATGGAAATATTATATGAGCGAAACAAATTTTTAACAAGTCCACTTGAAAAACAAGTATTTAAAAATTTTGAGGAATTTATAAATAAACAAAAAAATATCCTCGCCGAGCCGCCACTCAACGAGGATTTGGATAAGCATTTACTAGATAAAAACTAGTAAAGGAAAATTACAAGATATAGTTTTTACTCCCATATCTCGACAAATTTATTGTACGACATTTTTAAGAATATGTCAAGGGAGAGATTACATTCAATGAAACAACAGATTTTATTATTTATAAAAATTATCGGTTGTGTTTTTCTTACTATTCTTAACTTAGCATTTATTAGTGGTTTAATCCAATTTCACGACTTATTCATGGCATTATTATACTTAGTTTGCCTCGTTATTGGTATCACAGGTGAATACTATTTAGTTAAATCAATGGTTACAAAACAAAATAATTTAAATGAATCTGAAAACTATTGTGACTCTTGTGGCAAACCAGTAGCAGAAAATTGCTCTTTTTGCCCGTTCTGCGGAACTACCATTACAAAAAACACAAATGAACTTACAACAACTGATCTTATTTCAAGAAATAAAACCTCAAAAAAACTCTTTTCTTTTTTCAGTTCTAAAAAACAAGATGAACTGGAAAATCGAATAAAAGAATTAGAGTTTAAACTAACTCCAGAGCAGCAGGATATTGAAAAACTTCAGAAAGAAATAAAAAGTTTAAAGTCCCAAAAATCAGAAATTGAAAATGAAATTACATTTAAAAGTTCTTCCGTGGACAAATTAAATTCTGAAATATCTTCATTAAATAAGAAAATAGATTCTCTAAAAAGTGAAATTATTGAACTTGATGATGAAGTATTATATCAATCCTTTGGACTATATAAACCAAGTTATGACTTTGAAAAGGCAGAAAATTATAAAGAAAAACTATATGATATAAGATATAAACAAAAACAAATGGCTAAAAACGGCACAGCAGTTAACGGTAACTTAAATTGGACAGTCAACAACAGTATAACCAAAGGAAGAAAAATGGTTAAAGATACCCAAAAACTTCTGCTACGAGCATTTAATAGTGAATGTGATGAACTTGTATCAAAAGTGAAGTATAATAATTATTACAGTTATCTGGAACGCATAAACAAGGCATGTGAGCAAATAAGCAAACTTGGTAATATGATGATGATAAGCATATCAGACAGCTATAGACTTTTAAAAATTGAAGAGTTAACATTAGCCTATGAATATGCACAAAAGAAACAACAAGAAAAAGAAGAACAAAAAGAAATAAGGGCTCAGATGAGAGAGGAAGCAAAGCTTCAGAAAGAACTTGCAGAGGAGCGAAAAAAGCTAGAGAAAGAACAAACCCACTATTTGAATGCTTTGACAAAAATAAATGCTCAGTTATCAGAACATCCTGATAATGAAGATTTAATAAACAAGAAAAAAGAGCTAAAACTACATATTGATGATACTGAAAAAGCTATTAAAGATGTTGATTACCGTGAAGCTAACAAAAGAGCTGGATATGTATATATTATTTCCAACATCGGTTCTTTTGGAGAAAATGTTTATAAAATAGGTATGACTAGAAGACTAGACCCTACAGAACGTGTATATGAACTAGGAGATGCTTCTGTTCCGTTTAAATTTGATACTCATGCTATGATTTTCACTGATGATGCAC